TTTAAAATGAAACAAATTGTAATTCCTTATTCACCAAGAGAAATCCAAAAATTTTTGCACAAAAAATGTGATGTGAACCGATTTAATGTAATCATAGTTCACAGGAGAGGTGGTAAAACTGTCTTTGCTATAAACCATTTAATTAGAGCTGCTTTGACTAACAAACTTCCTTACCCAAAATATGCTTTTATTTCGCCATATAGAGTTCAAGGAAAAAGTACAGCATGGGATTATATGAAACAATTTTCCGCAGCAGTTCCTGGCACTAAATTTAATGAGTCAGAATTAAGAGTAGATTTTTCCGTCAACAATTCAAGAATACAAATTATCGGAGCAGAGAATAGTTCGGCAATTAGAGGACAATACTTTGATGGAATTATTGTAGATGAAACGCAAAATATTTCTCCTGATTTATTTGATACTATTTTAAGACCCTGTCTGTCAGATAGAAAAGGATTCGCTATTTTTATAGGTACGCCAATGGGAAGAAATTGGTTCTTTGATTTACAAGAAAAAGCAAAAGATAATAAAGATTGGTTTACTGCTGTGTTTAAAGCTAGTGAAACAGGGATCATAGCAAAAGAAGAATTAGAAGCTGCCAAAACGACTATGTCGCCTGATTCTTATGCTCAAGAATTTGAATGCTCATTTCAAGCTGGTGTTACTGGATCTTATTATGGTGGCGTTATGGAAGAATTAGAAAAGAAAGAAAGAATAAAAAATTTTGAAATTGACCTAGATTTGCCTGTGGAAACATGGTGGGATTTAGGCATGAACGATTCAACTGTAATTACCTTTGTTCAAAGGAGAAAAGATGAGGTAAGGGTTATTGATTGCTATGAGAACTCAAGTGAGGGTTTAGAGCATTATGCCAATGTCTTAGATGAGAAACCTTATACCTACGACAAACATATTGCACCCCATGATATAAGGGTTAGAGAAATTGGAACTAACAAATCAAGATGGGAAACTGCAAAAGAACTAGGTATAGAATTTGAAGTTGCACCAAAATTAAGTATTGAAGATGGCATAGAGCAAACAAGACGATTATTGCCAAGATGTTATTTTCATAAAAGTAATTGCAAAACTCTTGTAGAAGCGTTAAAAAGCTACAGTAAAAGATGGGATAGTAAAAATAACTGTTTCAGAAACAAACCTACGCACAACTGGGCATCTCATTTTTGTGATAGCATTCGTTACGGAGCTGTGATAGAGCCTATAGAAAGAAGTGATTGGTCAAAACCAATAAAGATCAATACAAATTACATAGTATAATATGGCAAAGAAAAAAAACATTGAATTCTCAGAACCAGCTTTAAGAGCAATTCTTTCTAATCAAATTCAAAATGCAATAGGATTTTTAGGTGGGGAACTATCTGAATCAAGAAGAAAATCTTTAGAGTATTATTTAGGTGATAGATTAGGAACTGAAATTGACGGAAGATCGCAAGTAGTTTCTACAGATGTAGCAGACACTATTGAGTCTATGCTTCCAGGTTTGTTAAAAGTTTTTACAGCAAGTGATAAAGTCGTAAGTTGCGAACCTGTAACTGGTGAAGATGTTGGTATTGCCGAACAGGCTACTGCATATTTAAATCATGTTTTTTATAAAGACAATCCAGGCTTCAAATTATTATATAATTTTTTTAAAGATGCCTTAATAGAAAAAAATGGTTTCTTGAAAGTTTACTTTGATGAAACAGAAACAGTAGAACATGAAACTTATAAAAATTTAACACTAGCAGAAAAAGAAGCTCTACTAGATACTAAAGATGATATTGAACTTATAGAAGAAGAAGAAATTGAAGACACAGTAGCAGCAGAACAAATTGAATTAGCTAAGACAGAAGCTGAAGCTAGAGGTTTAGATATTTCTCAAGTAGAATTTCCTGAACCTGTTTTATATAATTGTAAAATTAAAAGAATTTCAAAAACAGGTAAAGTAAAAATTGAATCTATACCACCTGAAGAATTTTTAATTAATCGTACAGCAAAAACTATTGATGATGCTGACTTTGTTTCTCACAAAGTTTTAATGACAAGATCAGATATAGTTCAAATGGGTTTTCCTCAAGAAGAAGTGGATCTATTACCTAGAACAGAAAACGATATTTTTAATCAAGACCAAATCATAAGAAATCAAAACATTAGTAATTTTCAAACTAATATTGCAACAGACAGCTCTACAGAAAAAGTTTTAGTTTATGAGTCTTATATTAAATATGACTATGACCAAGATGGTATAGCAGAATTAAGAAAAGTTATATCAGCAGGTGATGATGGATTTAAAGTTTTATCAAACGAACCTTGTGACGGAGTTCCTTTTGTTTCAGTAACACCTATTCCAATGCCACATAGATTTTATGGTAGATCAATTTCAGAATTAGTAGAGGACATTCAATTAATGAAATCTACAGTTATGCGTCAGTTGTTAGATAATATGTATTTAACAAATAATAACAGAGTAGCTATCATGGATGGTATGGTTAATATGGATGACTTATTAACTACTAGACCTGGTGGAGTTGTAAGAACTAAACAACCACCTAATCAAGTTATGCAACCATTACAAGCTCAACCTATTTCACAACAAGCATTTCCATTATTATCTTATTTAGATTCTGTTAGAGAAGTAAGAAGTGGAGTTTCAAAACAAGCACAAGGATTAGACCCCAATACATTAAACGCAAAAACTGCTACAGGCGTAAATGCTTTAATGACTCAGACTCAAATGAGATCAGAATTAGTAGCAAGAGTATTTGCCGAAACAGGTGTTAAAGATTTATTTAATAAAATTTTTGAACTTATGGTTAAGTATCAAGATAAAGAACAAATTATAAAACTTAACAATAAATATATTCCAATCAAACCAACAGAATGGAAAAACAAATTTAATATCACAGTTACTGTGGGTTTAGGAACAGGCTCTACACAACAACAACAAGTTATGTTGAATGGTATCTTAGAAAGACAATTACAAGCGTTTCAACTTCAAGGTGGAAAAGAAATGCCAATGGTTAATTTAAAAAATATATATAATACCTTAACTAAAATAGTAGAAAACTCAGGGCTTAAAAATGTAGATGCTTATTTTGTAAATCCTGACGTAGGTAAGCAAATGATGCAACCACCTGCACCACCACCACTAACTCCTATTGAAAAAATTGAATTTACTAGAATTGCAAGTGAAGAAAAACGTAAAGTTGCCGACCTTGAGTTAAAATACAAAGAACTAGAACAGCAAAATAGAGAAATGATGTTAGATTTTGAAATTAGAATAAAAGATATTGGTTTAAAATATAATACTCAGTTAGATACAGTAAAAATTAAAGCGGATGCAGAATTAGATAAAGCAGAACTGACAAGTGGCAGTAAACTTCTTGAACAAGCACAAAAATCTGCTAGTATGTTGGGCAAACAAATACAAGGAACTAATGGAAACCAAAGACCAAGATCAGAGAACGCTGGAATTGAACAGGTCAAGCCAGGCGAAACAGATCCTAGAGAATAAACTTCTTCAAGAGTCTATTTCTACTCTTAAAAAAATTTATTCTGAAGCACTTTTAGAAAAAACAGGTGCTACAGAGAGTGATACAAGGGAAAAACTTTGGATCGCTTATAATGTTGTTGGTAAAGTTGAGCAACATTTAAAAAGTATTCTTGAGACAGGAAAATTAGCTGAAAAGCAACTAGAAGTTTTCCGACAATCTCAAAAAGAACAAAAATTCTAGCCACAAGTTAGAATGAGCCAACCTAATATCTAGGAGCTTAAACCCAAACAGGAGACTTAATGTCAAATGAAAATCCTCTGCTTAAAAACGAAGCAGTAACAAGTGCGGCAAAATCCATAGAGGGATTACTAGACCCTAAAACGGCAACTATCAAACCTCAAAAGGAAGCAGCACCAGTTGAACCAAACGAACCTAAAGATGTTAAAGCATCTGAGGATATTCAAGAGGAACAACAAAAACCTGAAGACAAACTTGAAGATAAAGTTCAAGAACCTTTAGATGAAGAAGATGTATCAGAAGAAAATGCTATTGAAGAACAAACAACCGATTACCACCAGGTAAAAGTTAATGGTGAAGTGATTGAAGTTGACCTTGAAGAATTAAAAGCAGGTTATCAGAAAGATGCTGATTATAGACGAAAAACAGAAGAAGTAGCTCAAGAGAAAAGAGATGTTTTAACTGAAAAAGATCGTCTAGCAAAACAATACACAACTAAGCTAGAAGATTTAAATTCGCTTACGTTGACTTTGAATGCAGAAGTGAACAACGACCTAAATGCAAAAGAATTAGATGCACTTTGGGATGAAGATCCAACTGAAGCAGCTAGGGTAGATCGTAAAATTAGAAGACGGAGAGAAACACTTTCTCAAGCTCAGACAAAATTACGAAATCATCAACAAGCTCAGTTTCAGGAAGTCTTAAAGGAAGAACAAAAAAAGGTAGCTGTAAAGTTTCCTGATTTGTCTGATCCTGTAAAAGGAAATACTTTAAGAACAGGCATGGTGAATTATTTACTTAAAAAAGGATTCTCTAATAAAGATGTTTCCGAAGTTTATGATTCAAGAATGTTTGATGTGATCGTTGATGGAATGAAATTTCAAGA